AAGCGCGGCTATGACGTAGCGCGAATCGGCATTGCGGGGCGACCGCAGTACCCGCCAGTAAGCGCGGCGCAATTACTTTCGTGGTATCGCCGTCATGAATTGGTCTATGCCTGTGTGCAGAAGATCGCGCAGGCGGCCATAGACCCGGAATTGATTTTAGAGCGGCGCAACAATAAAGGCGAATATGTGCGAGTAGAAGGGCATCCGTTGCTGCGACTGCTCAACCGCCCGAATGAGGATTCGGACGGGGCGCAATTCATCAGCGACTGGCTGGTGAGCGAACAGGTCGCCGGAGTCTTTTATGCCGAAATTGTCCGCAACCGCGCCGGGATGCCGACGCAGCTTTACCCGGTCAATCCGACCAAACTCTTCCCGGTTCCCGACGCCACAGGGCATATCATCGCTTATCGGTGGAAGGACGGGGACCACGAAACGACGATGGCGGCGCGGGATATTCTCGCCAGTCGTTTGTCGAGTCCGTTTGATGCCTTCAACGGTTTGTCGCCGCTTGCGGTGGCGCTCGGCGCGGTAGATGCGGATGCGGCGCAGACCGATTATCTGCGGGCTTTCTTTAATAACGATGGCACACCATCGGGCATTCTGAAAATCAGCGGACGAAACTTGAGCCGCGAACGCGCTGACGAAATTCGGCAACGCTGGATGGAGCAATACACGCGCAACGGCAAGTATCGCAATGCGCCCGCCGTCCTCGACGAGAATGCCGATTATCAGCGAATCGGCGCGAACCTACATGAGATTGAAGCCAACACTATACGCGCCGTATTGGAAGCGCGGATTTGCAGCGTCTTTGGCGTGCCGCCGCTACTGGTAGGCGCGTATGTCGGCTTGCTCTATGTCAATCAACGGGCGGCAGCAACACAGGCGCAGTCGGAGTTCTGGGCAAACAAACTCAGCCCGACCTTCAAACGCTTGCGGAACTTTTTGACCTGGCATCTGCTGACCGAATTTGAAAGTGAAGCTGACATCATAAGCGGTCGCCTGCGGCTGCGTTGGGATATGTCAAACGTCGTGGCGCTGAGGGAGGACGAGCAGCAACGACAAACGCGCATCCGCGAAAATTACCGGGCGGGATTGATTACGCTGGATGAAGCGCGAGGACAACTGGGAGTAGGGGCGTAAGGGAGTAGGGGAGTAGGGGGTAATAGAATCATGAAGGAATTTAAGAGTTTTCCGATATTCTGCAAAACGATTAGCGAGCGCGAGGTGTCAGGCATCTGCGCGGTCTTTGGCAATGTGGATGAAGGCGGTGACCGCTTGCATCCGGGGGCTTTTGCCAAGACTTTGAAGGAAGCCGGACGACGGGCGAAACACTTATGGAATCACGACTGGCAGAGTCCGCCGATAGCCGTAATTAAAGAGTTGCGGGAACTGCGGCGCGAGGAGTTGCCGGAGAAAGTTTTGCAACTTGCGCCGGAAGCCACCGGCGGCTTGCAGATCACCCGCCAGTATCTGGATACCGGGAGAGCCGATGAGGTTTTCCAAGGCATCCGGGCGGGCATTATCAATCAAATGAGTTTCGGTTTTGATATTGTCAAAGCCGACCTGACGGTGCGCGGCGCACAGACCATCCGCGAAGTGCGCGAAGTACGACTGTGGGAAACCTCAGATGTGTTGTGGGGCATGAACGCCGCCACCGTCGCCAATCAATCACTCCTGCAAATGCAGGCAAAAGCATTGTGTGATTATTTGCAAACCTTGCCGTGCGGCACGCTTGAAGCGCCTGAATTGAATTGGTTGGGCGAGCTATATGCCGCCCTTGCCGCACGGTCTACCACAGCAGCACAAGCGGACGACAGCCGAGCCGGATTTACGCCACTCACTCCGACCGACGCCGAACTGCTCAATCTGGAAATCTATTTATCGGAAGTTCTTAGTCAGTAGTCCGTAGTCCATAGTTGGGTAGCATAGGCTTCAGCCTGTGTGCTGCAAAACGAACACAGACTAAAGTCTATGCTACCTCGCTAATACAAAACTACGGACTAAGCGCTACGGACTAAAAAAGGAGTCTGAGAAAAATGTTACAACAACGGTACATTCAAAAACGCACGCAGCTTGCCGAATTGGTTAATCGAACCAAGAGTTTGGCGGCTGAACTGGAAAAGAAAGGCAAAGAAGCGACTGCTGATGAGCAGCGACAACTTGCCGAGTGGCTGACAGAAGCCAAGACCCTGCGCGACGAGGTGGAACAGTGGCGCGATTTGCAATCCCTCGATGAGATGGTGAACGCACCCGCCGAGCGCCGCAGCCGCGAACGCTTTACGGACACCGGGACGCGGCGCAAAACCTGGGGGCGCGTTAAGCACTTCACGGGCGAATCGAGAAGCGAAGCCGAAGAGAAGGCCTATCGCTTCGGGATGTGGTACGCCGGAGCCGTCTGTAATTGGGACGCGGGGCGCAAGTTCTGTCAGGAGAACGGCATCGAAATCAAGACCATGAAAGAGACGGTCAACACCGCCGGGGGCGCGTTGGTTCCCGATGAATTCGACAGCGCTCTGATTGATTTGCGCGAACAGTACGGCGCGTTTCGGCGCAATGCGCGAGTCGTGCCGATGATGCGCGATGTGAAAAATATCGGGCGGCGCACGTCGGGCTTGACCGCCTATTTTATGGGCGAAGCCGGAGCGCCGACGGAAGCGGAAAAGACGTGGGACATTGTTTCATTGACAGCTCGCAAACTGATGACCTTAACGCGGGTTTCGGCGGAATTAGATGAGGATATTCTCATCAGTCTGGCGGACGATCTCGCTTACGAAATTGCTTATGCGTTCGCCAATAAAGAGGACGATTGCGGTTTTAACGGCGATGCGTCGGCTACCTACGGCGGCATTACGGGAGTGCGCGAGTCATTAAAAGGACTCGACGGCACGATTGCCAATATCGCTGGTTTGGTGGTGGCGTCGGGGTCGGGTTACGGCACAAGTTACGACTCCATCGGGCTCGCCGATTTCAACAAATTGGTGGGCAAATTGCCGCAGTATGCCGACGGGCGAGCCAAGTGGTATTGCCATCGCTTCTTCTGGGCGGCAGTGATGCAGCGACTCGCCACCGCCGCCGGTGGCGTCACTTCCGAAAACATCGAAGGCAAACATCAACAAACATTTCTGGGCTACCCGGTGGAGATTGTTCAGGTGATGCCGAAGGTTTCCGCAACCAGTCAAGTCGTCTGCCTGTTCGGGGATTTGCGCTTGGCAGCGCGTTTTGGCGACCGCCGGCAAACGACGATTTCGATGTCAGAGCATCGCTATTTCGATACCGACGAAATCGGCGTCAAAGGCACGGAACGCTTCGACATTGTGGTTCACGATGTCGGCAACGCTTCGGCAACGGCAAACGCACGAATCGAAGGTCCGATTGTCGGCTTGATTACCGGGGCATCTTAGTTTTTTGACAGGATTTACAGGATTATCAGGATTTTTTTTCCTGTGAATCCTGTAAACCCTGTCTTCTGAATTGGAGGGTTTTAGAATGATACATCAACAAAATGTAAAACTATTGAACATCACGCCACCGGCAGCGCGGGTCAACAATGCCAGCCTGACGGCAAACGAGATAGACGCCAAAGGCTTCGATTACCTGACCGTGACGCTCTATCTCGGTGACACCGACATCGCCCTTACGGTGATGAAGTTGCAGGAGTCGGATACCAGCGGCAGCGGTTTTGCGGACGTTTCGGGCGGCGCATTTTCCTCGCTTCCGGCGGCAACCGACGACAATAAATTCTACCGCTTCTTTGTACCACTTCAGGGGCGTAAACGGTACTTAAAGCCGGTGATTACGGTCGGCAACGGCTCGACGGGAGCATTCGCGGCAATTTGGGCCGAACTCAGTCGCACCGAACAAGCGCCGGATTCAGCAACCGAGCGCGGGCTTGGCGGGCAGTTGTTCGTTTAAGTCGTCACTGGTCATTGGTTCGTTGTCATTTGTTTTCACGATGCGTTCAACACTTCTTTTGTGCATCAAGGTCGGCAAATGACTAATGACCAATGACCAGTGACCATGACTTCACGAGAAGAGAGGAGAAGTTATGGCATGGAGTTATGACCCGGCAGCAATTGAAAAGGGCTTGAATTTTATTCGCTTGATGGTTGGCGACACCGATACCACTGACCAACAAATCAGCGACGAGGAGATCAACGCCATTCTTGCCATCGAGCCGGACAAATGGAAGGCGGCGGCTCAGGTGGCAGAAGCAATCAGCGCGAAATATACGCGATATGGAGCCAGTGAAGAGGCGGAGCGGTTTCGCATCCTAGCCGATTTGTTGAAGATTCGCGCCGGAGCGAGGTATTTATGAACAACCGAAATTTGCCTTACCAGACAGGCTATAGCGATTGGGACGACGACTGGCGGGCGACGCTCGCGGGGCAACATCTAGGCGTGTACGGCAAGCGCGTCACTGAGCAGTTAGAAGGGCTTGTAAGCGGCGACACACGAGAGATTCTGGTCTATCCAATTGTGCCAATTTTGCGAAGCGGCGC